TTTGGTCGGGGTTGTAAGCTACTACACCCTCAGTTAAACCATCTTTATTAATACGTGTATCAGTTTCTGAATATAGAGTATGGACGTTCGCCCAAGTGTAATAATTAGGATATTCTTCTAGAAGAACTCCCGAACGATTATAACATCTAACATCTTCTAATAGAACAGATGCACCGATTAGAGGGTCTAATTGACATAAATAATCATAAGTTGGGCTATTAGTTTTTAGTTCTAAATCAAATTTTAAATAAGACTGCTGAGGGTCGAAAAACTGCACTGAATCATCAACTTCAACGACTATTTTCTGCCCTGCGGTATATTCTAAACCATTTTGACTAACGAATGATTTGCTCTTCTGTCCTACTTTAATTTTTGGTTTTGATGTAAATAGATTTGACATTATTTATTAAATAATAATATAATTTTTTTAAAGAATTTTATTTTATAAACTTTTTAAAAAAAAGTTTTATCAAAAAGAATTAGTTCAGAATGCTCCACTTCCTGCGATCATTTGCCCCACAGGGTGAGATACATTACTAACAATTCCTAACGTAGATAATGAAGGATGAATAACGTTGCTCTGAGGCGGTGCTTGATGTAAATTATTCTGCTGATCTTGTTTCTGTTTTACTTGGGCGTTAATTTTATCATTCTCTGCTTTTTCACCGAAGTAATCAGTAATTCCTCCTGCTAAATCTAATAAACCGCCTACAATTTCACCCCCAGGAATTACAGAAGTAACATCACCAGCTAAATTTAATATATTTCCTACACGCTCAGCCGTATTATCTCCTAATGCGTCCCAGCCTTTACCCTGAGCTAATCCTGTTAAATCTTTACTTGCTAGTTCTAAACCTGAAGCAATGGATAATCCAGCTCCTGCTTTTCCTAGAATATCCCCTGCTACTGAAGCCATTGTAGATTCTCCTTCTTTTAATCCACCTTTTAATAAATCTTCCCCTGCATTCTCTCCAGCAGTTGCCCCTGATTCTGTTGCTCCTGCGGTTTCTCTTGCTGTTTGATTTGCTTCCTCTGTTGCTCCTGTTGTATCATTAGGAGCATTTTCATTAGGGGTTTCTTGTTCTGTATTTCCTGCTTCTGTTTCTGTTCCTTCTTCATTTGCTTCATCTTGCGTATCAGGTTTTGGCTTAGGTGCAGGTTTATTTACAGGAGGTTTAAAAAGTTCTTTAGCTCCTGCTTTTGCGTATGCAGTGGCATTTTTCATTTGTCCCCGAAATGTTGATATATCACCTGTTAATTCAGGGGCTTCTTTTAATCCAGTTTTTGCCATTTGACGAGCATTTTTTATTAAATTTACACTTGCTTTAGTGCCGAGAACTCCTCCTATATCTTCAACATTTACAGGAACACCTTCAATAATTTCAGTCTTTCCTATTTCTCCTTGTTCTTTACCTTGTAAATCTGTTATAGCATCTGATAAATCTTTTTTCTTTTTATCAAATTCTTCAGTTGCTCTAATATTTCCAGCTTCAACATTTACATTTTCAGAAGATAAATTATTAAGTAATTCATTCTGAGAACTTACTAAATTAGCATATGACATTTTATTAAATAATAATATTTTTTTTTTGTCTAACTTTTTTTTATATTTTTACTTGTTTTTCAAAAGTTGCAAAAACTTGCACGGGATTTTCTCGCATTTTTATATTCATGTAGTTATATCTTTTTCGTTCTGTTGCTAAATTATAATATTTATAAAAATCATCTTGTCCGTTTTCAAAATTATCGCCGAATTCCTCAGCCATTTCTGCCAACATTTTTTTATTTGGTATAGGAAAGCCTATTAAAACATCCGTTAAATTAGATCTTGATATTTTGGGAAGTGATTTAAAATGTTGTAATGATAAAATAATATCACAATTATAATGACGGCTTTTCGTGATAAATGCAGTTAATAATGAGCCTTTTTTCATTGATGAATCACCGATACAATCATCAAAAACTACGCATATATGAGGCATCTCAGATTTATCATATTGTTTTTGTTGGTCTATTATTCCTTGTAATTTTTCATCTGAATAAACAGTATCGCAGTTATACCGTTGCCTTAAAAAGCGAGATGTAGAACATTGCTCTATTGTAGGGCTAAATATGAATACGTTTTTATACATATCCTGTCCTAATGCCGATTCGTGAAGTAAGAGCCACGATATAATCGTAGATTTTCCAGTCTGACGAGGAGCGAATAATCCTACAACGAAAGGGCTTTGAGGTAAATAAGGATGAACTTTTTTATATTTCTTTTCATTTTCATCAGGTTTTACAGGTATTATTTTCAATCCTTGAATATTTTTTTCTTCCATTTATATATAATGAATATATTATTTTTAAAGAATTAATTTTTTGATTAAACAAACTTTTTAAAAAAAAGTTTAATCAAAAAAATTAAAAGAATCCAGCATATAAATCCTCTTCCGTCCATTGAGGTTTAATAATATTATTAATAGGGTTTTCTCGGACAGGTTCAGGCTTTGGCTCAGGTTCAGGAGGTTTTTCTTTCTTTTTCTTTTGAGCTTTATATCTTTGAATACTTCTAACAGCTATATTTTCCATAAAATCCTCTAATTCATCAGCTTCAAAAGATACAGTTTTTTTTACTTTTGCAGGGCTTTTAGATCTAGGAGGTGTTTTTTTTCTTCTTGGTTTTGGTGTTGGAGGTTCTTCTTCTACTTCTTCCTTTACTTCTTCCTTTTTTTTGTTTGCTCTTTCTTCTGCTAATATTTTTTTACGTTCTCTCATCATTCTTAATTGTTCTAATTGTTTTTTACGTTTTTCTGCTTTTTCATTAGGTGTAGGTTTTGTTTTTTTAGTTTCAGTTTTAGGAGGTTTTTCTTCTTCGGATTCTTTTTCTTTTTCAGTTTCATCTTTGACTTTACAAACTTTTAAAGGTTCAGGATTTTCTTCAATTATTTTTTCTTCTTTTTTTTCTTCAAACATATCATTTACTTTTATATCTGCTTTTGGTTCATCTATTATATTTTCTTGTTCTTCATCAGTTTCTTCTTCCTCTGATGTTATTGCATTTTGAGTTGCTTCAATTATTTCAGGCATAAGGTCATCTTGATCTTCGTAGTCCATGGTATAAATTGATACAATATTTTTTTTTACGATTTTATTCTAAAATATTATTTACATTTTCGGCGGTATTATATGAAAAGAGGCACTAGTAGATGGTGCTAGTTCTACGGCGAACCTTTCACCCTTAGTTACAATTGAAACATTAATAGAATTAATATATAAATCTTCAGCATTATTTAAATCTAAATACATTCTTTCAGGGGTATATGTTCTAATCCCTAAAGCCGTCCCTATTTCAACGTCTGCCGTATCTGTTAGAATAGGGCTTATAATTTTACTTACTGATGATGTTGCTCCATTCATTGTATAACCATTTCCTAAATCAATTCTTACATATAAAATATCATTATTATTTAATGCTATTCTATTACTTCCTAATATTTGAATTACTTGATTTCCTCCTACATCTTCCTCTATACCTTTTCTAAATTTAGGAGTAATTCCGATTGCTCCGTCTAATGTTCCTTTTACGTGATATAACGAAGTTTTTAATGAATAATGAATTATAACTGTTCCGCCCTCATCAAAAGTATATTCTTTTCCAGCAACAGGGGGCAGATATTGATATTTAAATCCTCCTGCATTAGTGTTTAATGTTTCATCAAATTCATAAGTCCAAAAATATTTATTAAAAGGGTCAGCGTCCATATCCGCAATAGTTATACTTTGTCCGTTGTCTTGAACGTCCTGAGCGTCATCATCTGAATCAATAGCAGAATATCCCATTATTGAGTCAAACATTCTATATAAATAAGTATTTGATATGTCTGTTAAATTAGTTCCTGATAATATTAAATTACCCATTCTCCATATATTATGGCATATATGCCAAATATTACAATCTGAAAAATCAGTTGTTCCATCTGCTACTAATGAAGGATAAATAGGCTTATTAGTATCACTTAATAATTTTGGAGCAGATCCTAATCCAACAGTAACCTTTCCCTTAATGGCTATTTTAGGCACTAATTGATAGGTTGTATTTCCTATTGGTTTTAATTCCTTTGTAATGGTTGCTCCAATAGAACCACTTGAAAATAAAACAATTTTAATATTATTATTTTCTACTGTAAATTCTACATATGAATCCGTATAAGTAGAAACAGGAGAACCATAATCATACTCTACCATTTCTAACCTTCCACCACTTGCACCGCTTGAATCCTTAGTAGCTTCTAAAATAAAAACCTTAAAATTTCCTGAGCCATCAGAAGCGACAGCATAATCAAAAAAATCTAAACCACGAGGACAATCTAGGATTTTATCACCGTCAGATTGATATACATAATCTCCGTATTCTTGATATGTTTCACCATCTGTTACACGAGTTAATCCTGCTATTTGATTATTTGCTCTAATATCTACTCTAAAAGTTCCGTTATGATTACTAATGAATCTGTCCCATTCTCCACCGTTCCAGTCTGTCGTCGTAGTTGTTACATTTTCGCTAGATTGAGAATAACTAATATTATTATAATCAGGGTATTTTTTAAGGAATGAAGAATCAGCAGGAAAAGATGCAGAAATATCATTCGTTGTAGTATCCCAATCAAAACTAATATTTTCAAATACTTTTTTATCATTGTAATTAGCTTTTACCGTCCAATGTCCCGCTCTGTAAAAATCACCCCCATAATTTGCACTAGGATTATTTAAAATATATTCTAATTTTTCCACTAATTGAGCGACTGAATATTCACCTTTGGGAACTATTACAGGTTGAGGATAATTAACATAATTATTCATTTCTTTAACAGATAAAACCGAGGTTGTATTTTCTAATAAAGCATTTTTTGCTCCTGTTGAATCAGGCATATCTTTCATTTTTAATTCAGTATCAGGCATTTCTACACCGTGATAAATAAAAAATACTTTATCTTCTGTAAAATTAAAAAAAGCATTTCTATTTATTGTTACGTGATTTAAGGCTATTTTAGAACCTTTAGCTATTTTCATTGTAGAACTAAAATAATTCTGATAATCATAAGGGCGAGAATTTGGCTCATTTGATTTCTGAGATGTTAAGATTAACGACATTTTTAATTATAATAATATTTTATTTTATGTTGGATTTATTTTAATTTAAAATAAATTATAAATTAAAAAATATAATTTATATATATAAACAATGGATAATTACGAGAATTTATTCAAACAGATACAAAAAGAAAAACCAAATGTAAGAGATATTACAATCGATTCATATCTTAAATATTTAATTAATTTACATAATGATATTTATGACAGTAAAGATTTTAGCAACTTAAAATGGTTAAAAAAGTATTCAGATATTATGGATTCAATAAAAGATAAATCATATTTAACTCAACGTAATATATTAAATGCCGTTATTGTTGGATTACATTCTGAAAATGCAGATGAAGATATTATAGAAAAATTTTCAACGTTAAGAGACAATTTTAATAAAAAATATATTGAAGATAATAAAAACGGATTAAATAAAAAACAAGAGGAAAATATTATCAGTAGAAAAGAATTAGATGATTTTATTAATCAATTTGAAAAGATTGTAAAAGTTAAAAAATGCCGTTCTAATAAAAATATGTCAAAAATTGAATTACATGAATTTCAATTATTCGTTATTTTAAAATTTTATCAAAAATATCCGTTAAGATCAGATTTATGCACTTTTAAATTTATTAGTTCAGAAGATAAAAAAGAAGATGATGAAAATTATTATATATGGGATAAAGGAGAAATATTAATGAATCGTTATAAGACTTCTGATTCTTACGGAGTTTATACTATAAAACTCGATAAAGAAATTAACTCATTATTAAAATGTTTAATTAAAAAAAAGATTGTTAAAAAGAATAATTATTTAATTACTAAAAAAACAGGAGAACCTTACACTAAGCAAGAATTTTCTAATTTAGTAACTAAATTTTTTAAATCAAGATTAAATAAAAATATTGGTTTTACACTTTTAAGAAAAATTTATCTGCAAAAATATTCAGATGTTAAAGAAGAGATGAAAAAAGACGCTCAAATGATGGGGCATTCAACCGCCGTTCAACAATCTATATATGTTAAATAATTACTTTATATTATCCTTTATGAATGGTAATCTATCTCTAATATTTTCTATTAGATTTAGAGCTATTTGTTTTTCATCTTCATCTGTTAAATCATCAGACATATTTTTTAATATATCAAATTGACGCTCTAAATCTTTCATATTCTTATATTTAGTGTCTTCAAATACTTCTTTTTCTGTAAAATTAGGTTTTTTTATATTATATTTACTTGAACCTCTAATTTCAAAAGCCATAGCCCCTGTTTCATCGTCCATATCTTCTAATCCTTCCTCAATTTTATCAAAATTAACCTTTTTCTTTTTTGGTTCTGCTTTCTTTGGTTCTGCTTTCTTTGGTTCTGCTTTTTTCTTTGGCTCTTCTTTCTTTGTTGTTCTTTTATTGAATTTTTGGACTGTTGGAGAATCTTCCATTATTTTTAAACCTTTTCTTATTTCAGTTAATTCTGATTCAGTGCATTTTTTAGTATATTTTGAATGATTTTTTAATATCTCATTAGCATCTTCAATAAATTTCTTTCTATAATCAGCATATTTTAATTTTTCTTTTCCGTATCCTTTGGCTATTTCTGAATATTTTTCATTTGTATTATTTATGTCTTTTATATCTTTTAATAAAAATTCAATCTTTGAAGAACAAAAAACTTCTTGTCCTTTTTTTTGTTTTTTTAATTCTTTGTCTATCCTTTCTTTTAGTTCTTCATTACTCATATCTGTTACTCCTTTAATTCCTATAAAATCCGCTTGTTCTTCTAATTCTTTTCTGTTTAATTTTTCTACATCAATACCAAATGTTTTTTTCTTCTTTGGTTCTTCTTTCTTTTGAGCTTTTTCGAAGTTTTTATCTAGTGTTTGCATATATCCCAACATTGAGCTTATTCCTTCATTTTTATTGTCTTGATAATAATACTGAGCTTCATCAGCTTCTTTATCAAATTTATCAAAATCTTCATAAAAAGATTTTTTTAATTTTAAAAATTTATTATATTCTGTTTTCTTTTTTAAATCATCGCTTGAAAAAGATTGAATTTTTTTTAAATATTTTTTAGTTAATCTTTCTTCTTCTTTTTTAACTTGTTCTTCTTTCTTTTCAATCTTTTCAACTGCTTTTTTTACTTTTTCGCCTTTTGGTTTTTTTACTTTCTTTTCTTTCTTTATTTTGATTTTAATTTTTGGTTTTGTTGTATCTACTTTTCCAACGTTAATTTTTCCTGTTTCTATTCTTTCTTTTGTTGGTGGCTTTCCAAATTTAACATTTACACGTTTTCCTCTAATATTTTTCGGTATTGGTGGAAAAGGTTTTTTAGCAGGTCTTACTTCATCTTCTTTTTTCGGTTTTGGTTTTTCGGCAGGTTTAGGCGGTTCTTTTTTAACACGTGGTTTTACTGGAAAAGTTTCCTTAGCTTCTTTTAATGTTAAATCTTTATTCATTCGTGTTGCCGTTAATTTTTGGTTTTTATGATCTATTTTATAACCGTTGTCTTCAACGATTTTAATTATATCATCACGAGAAGAACGAGGAGGAATTTTTATTTTAGATAATTTATTATGTAGTCTAACTAATTTTCTAATTTCTGAGACTAACAATTCACCCTTTAATTTACCTGTTTTATATGGCATTTTATTAATTAACAATAAAATTAAATTATTATAAATTTTTTTATTATTTATAATTAAATATGCCTAAAAAAACAGCTAAGAAAATGAACCCATATATTTTAAAAGATGCTGAACTTATGCCGTGCGAATACTGCAAGATGACAAAAAAAGGACATAATAATATTAGTTCAATGATTGAAGAAAATAACAGAAGAAAAGAAGAAAATAAAAATAATATATCTCAAAAAAAAATATTTGGTAATGAACCAAAAAAAACTAAATCTAAAAAAAAATCTAGTTATTAATTAAATGCCTGAAAAAGTTAAGATTACCTATAAAGGAGACTCACGAATGGTTCCTAAAACTTATGTAGAAGGTTTAAAAGGTTATGACAGACAAAAACAAGTAAAATCTATTTTTGAGGGAACTTTTCGCCCTAAAACTAAATTTAAGAGTAAAGAATCAACATGGACTATTAAATTTAATAAAAAATTTGGTGATAAAGTGGAAAAATTAGGTAAAAGAACACCTAAAAATATTAGTAAAGTTACAGGAGTTCCTGAAGGTGCTATAAAAGAAGTTTTAGCTAAGGGTCGTGGGGCTTATTTTTCTAGTGGCTCACGAGCCAATCAATCGCCTAACAGTTGGGCTTATGCCCGTTTATATTCTTATCTTCTCGGCGGGAACGCCCGTAAAGTTGATTCTGCTATTACAAAAAAATATAAAGTTAAATTTCCAAAATGATGCAATTTTTTAATAATCATCTTCTTCTGATTCTGTTGAATAATTAGGGTCGTCAGGGTCATCTTCTTCTATATCAGATTCTGAACTCAAATCATACATTTCAGTTATATATTCATCTGCTAAATCCAATAATGACATTAAAAAATTTAATAATTGAATGTTATTTTCTAATAAATCTTGTATTTCTTTTGCTCTTGCATCGTCTTTTATAGAATATTGAAAATAATCCATATAATAACTTTTTAGAAAAAAGTTATATCAAAAAAACTTTTTATTATTTAATAAAATTAATTTATTAATAATATTATGGATTTAGAATTATATCGTAAAAATTATTATGAAAAAAATAAAGAACATATTAAAGCATTACAACGAAAATATTATCATAAGTATAAAGATAATCCTGAAAAATCTCATTATTTAAAAAAGAGATTAAAAATACAACGTGAAAAATATAAAGAAGATAAACCTAATTCTAAGGTTTATAATACAGTTAGATTAAAAAAAGAAAAACATTACCCTATAATAAGATTTAATTATGGTAATTGGATTATTAATTTTGATTAATTATAAAAATTTATATATCTTTTGAGGTTCAAACATATTTTTAAATTTATATTTCATAACATAATATATAATATAAAATATATTGTTGTTTAAAAATCGGTCGTGGTGTTCGTCGGCTTGGTCTCTTTCTGCTAATGCTACACTTAAATCATCTTTTAAATAATTAATTATTGTTTCTTGTTTTTTAATTCTTGTTTCTTGATTTTTAATTCTTATTTCTTGAATTTTTATATGGGTTATAAAATCTTCAAATCCTTCAATTAATGTCATTTATAATATATAATATATTTTATTTTTTAAAAAATTTTGAATTATACATTTTTATTAATTTTCTCATATCTCTTGTTGGTTTTCCTTCTTGTTTAAATCCACTCCACGTAATATAATAAGCTAAAAAACCCGCTCTTAATGGGTCGTTAGTTCTTAAATCTCTTTGATGACGTTTTAAATAATTATCTCGTCTTTTTAAATCTCGGTGTTGGAGATAATCATCTCTATTAGGATCACCGAACGAAACAGACTTAAATTTATTTTCAGGCATTCTAAATGTAGCAGTCCATTTTTTTTTAGGATTACTAGATTTTTTCACTGATATTAGAATCGGCATTTATACTTTCTATTAGTTTTTTTTCTTTCTCAATTTTCTTTTTTCTATTATATCTTTTTTTAGCTTCTCGTTGTCTGTTTCTATGTTCTTCATTTTCATTATATCGCTTTCTTGCGTATTCTGTATTTTTAATTCGTTTTTCCATCTGCACGAATTCCTTAAATAATTCTTCATAATTAATATAGAATTCTAATTTTTCATCATCTGTTAATTCATCAAAGGCTTCTATTATGAGTTGTAAATCGTCGCTCATTTATATTAAAAGATATATTTTTTTTTTAAAGAATTAAATTTTTTGTTTTTGATTAAAAAAGTTCAGGATATTTTTCATTTGCCTTTTTTCTTATTGTATTATCATTTTTTAATATTTCTCTAATTGTTTCAAATTCTTTTTCATTTAAAAAAGATTCCATCTTATTATTTTTCTTATAATATGCATATCTATATCTAGCACAATATAATTCTTTATTTTCATGATATATTTTATTTTTCTTTTCTTTTGCTTTATTATGATAATGTTTTTTAGCATTAGATTTCATTTTATTCATATAATCCTCTGCTTTTTTCTTTTTATCTAAATCTTCTGAATTTAAATCATCTTTAAAATTTAAATGTCTTTTTTTTGCGTATTGTCTCATATGATTTCTGTTTTTTTGATATTTTTCTGCGAATTCTTTTAATTGATTTTCATTTAAATTTTCCATCTATATAATATATATAAATATTATTTTTTTAAATAAAAAAAATTAAATATAATTACCTTCAAAATAATTATTAAAATCTTTTTTCATTATATCTATATTATAAAATTCACATCTTGGCTTATGTTTTTTGTCTGCATTAAGTAATTTTAAATTAGGGAATATTTTTTTTGTATTCTTCCAAAAAATATTATCTGACATTTTAGTTTTATATCCATAATTCATATTATTATAAGCTTTAATAACAAAAGTTTTTAATAATTTATTTTGATAATCTTTCTCTATTTCATCAAAACTAAAACTGTTCTCATTATCTTCAATAAAATTATTTTGTAAGCAATTTTTCCAAAACATAAAATCCGTATCAAAACTAAATTCTTTCATTTCTTGCTCTTTTCCTGTTTTAATAAATTCTGTTGGTTTAAAATCGGATATATCTCTATTCATAAAAAAATTAAATAATACTTGATTATCTGTTTTTAAAATTGCTTTTGTTCTTTCATCTGATAATTTTTCTTCTTTAATATCTAATACAAAATAACGCCTGTCTTTTTGTTCTATTTCTACAGGATTTTCATCATTTGACGTAATAATAATATTAGAATAATTTTCTATTGTATAAGGTTTTACATTTTTATTATTTATTGTCATTGTATCCTCAGATATTAAGGCTTTTAATATTCCTGATTGCGATTTCCTACCCGCCCACGTGCATTCATTTAAATTTATTAATAATCTACCTTCTGCCGATGGATTAAATGTTCCTACTATTTGGTCTATTTGAGCCGTTGAAAAATATAAAGATTCCATAATTTCACTATGGGCTTTTAAAGCAATATTTTTTCCGTTTCCTTGGGTTTTTGATGGAATAACAAGGGCTACGAGTGTTTTTTCATTTGGTTTTTGATATATATGAGCGAACCAATTTAATATATAATTATATGTTGTTTCATTTCCATTAGCCCAAACATCTTTAATATGATATAAATAAGCTTCAATTTTTGAATAATCATTATCATCAGTTAATTTATATTGAAAGCCTTTATAAATATTAAAATAATTTTTATCTTCTTTCATTGATGGGTCAAATTTTAAGCCTATAATATCACGTCTTTTAATATTTTTTAACCATAAATTAAAAGGATTATATTCTTTTTTATTACAGGTAAAAGAATATTTAGCATATTCATCTATTGTATCTTTTTTATTCATTAAATAATGCTCTTTTTCATTTTCTATTTTAATATATTCATTTTTTTTAGTTCTCATTAATTCCTTATTAATTAAATCTGTTAATCCTTCTAGATTTTCTTTTCCTTCCCATTCCTCAGATTTATCATTATATTTCATATTTAAAAAAAACATTGTTTTAAATTTATTCTCTGATTTATCACAATAATTTATAGCCATTTCTTTATTTTCTTGGGCGGTTTCCTTAGCCCATTTTTTCAATGAACCATAAGTTAATTTATTTTCGCATCCGTTGTCTTGTCTTTTTCTCCAATATTTCCATTCTTGTTTTATTCTGTCATTCCAATTTTCTACACTTCTATCAGGTCTTGATCTCCATATTTCTTCTCCGTCTTTTATCCATTTTGATATTATTGAAAATCCGTCATCTAATTCATCCATTTTTTTACATTCATTAAAAAAAGCCATTGATACAGGAATAATATCAGCATAATATAACCATTTATGTTTTATTGATAATAAAGTTTCACATAATTCTTCAAATTTTAAAGGTGGATATTCTTTTTTTTCTTCTTCTTTTTCTACTATAATTAAATCATCTTCTTCAGATGATGGGGGTGATATTGCAGGGGATTTTTTAGGACTATCAATTATTTTATTTTTGAACTCTAATTTATGAAAATATTCATTAGTAATAGAATTACTTTGAATAATATGCTTTTCAGGATTATTTTTATAATTTTCAGGTTCTTTAATTCTTTTATCTTTTGGTTTAGTTGAATATATTGCCCTCATATTTCCGCCATTTCTATAAACTCCTTTATCTGTTTTCAGCCAATTATACATGTTATTTTCTTCATTCCATTTCCTTAATTCTAATATATTACATTCATAATTATTAATTACAAAATGAAAAGATAAAGCATATTGTTTTTTTGTTTTTTTTACTTTATTTTCTGTATATTCTTTTATTTTCCATCCGTGGCTTTTGGTTATTGCTATATTTCCTAATGGGAATTTTACAGATAATTTAGTTATTAATTCTTCTGTTCTTTCTTCTAATATTTCATCAAATTCTTCCTTTGTATTATATCCCTCATCTATATCATAAAAAGGCTTTACTAATGATTTATAATCCGTCCATTCAAAATAATTTTGAGAACCATCTTTTTTTAAATTATCTATGAATTTTTGAGTATCTATATATTGAGGTTCTAGAACTATATTAAAGCTTGATTTTCCTTTAAAATCCTTAATGCATATCATATTATTATTAGTAGATTTTTTTTCTAAAATATTTTCTTGAAAATTTGCGTTAATCATTTTCTATATATACTATATAGATATTTTTTTTTTAAATGAATTTAATTAATTAATTAATTAATTAATTATATAATTAATTTCTATTAATTTTTGATATATTTCAGGTTTTTTTTTCTTGAATTCTTCTAATCTATTTAATTTTTTATAATATCTATAAGAACATTTCATTAAATTTATTTCATTGGTTTTATTTCTTTTTTTATCAGATGAATATTTTATCATTTTTATATATTATATATATAAAATCTTTTATATATTTTAGCGACATTGGGTTAGTGGGTTAAAAATAGAACCCACTGCACTAACCCACTGCGATTTTTTAAAACTGAGAAAAAGAGGGATTTTTAATTAAATATTTATATTACATAATATAGTTTTAAAATATTATTTAATTATAATATTAAATATTTATATATGACTGAATCTTTTTTCAGTGGGTTCAGTGGGTTCAGTGGGATATTTTACAACTTATTTATTATAAATATGAATATTGATTTTGAAAATAATAATTGGTTTATAACCCACTGAACCCACTGAACCCACTGACAATATATATCAGTTTATATTATTTATTAACTTTATATAATTAATTAATAATAATAAACTATAATAAGTAATATAATATAATAAAAAAAATCTCTCTTAAAATAGCAGTTTCAAAAAATCGGCAGTGGGTTCAATTTTATAACCCACTGCAACCCACTGAACCCACTGGTTTTTCTATATAATATATATATAAAAGTATTTAAATATTTTCTTATTATAATATATATATAATGAAGTATTCAATTAACAACAAAAATTTTAAAAGTAAAGAACAGATAAAAAAATATTTTAAAAATATTAAAGATAAATATGATGATAATACTTTATTAAAAAAACAAAATGAAGAAGAATATAATGATGTAATAGCTTTATTTAAAAATCATGAAGAATATGAAAAAAAAACAGAAAATATGAGAGATATTTTAATTAAAAGAGATTATTATAGAAACAAAGCATTTTATATTTTTAAAAATGATGGTTCAATAGAAGACATTAGTTATATACATTCTATAAATTGTATAGGTAAAACAAAACAACAAATATTAGAAAAGATGACAGTTAAAGATTTAACTCAGGCTTTAAGATATTGTATAAAACCTCAAATATATCAATTCAGAGAGAATACTAATCAGACGTGTTGCCAATTATGCAATTCAACTTATAAATTAGAAGTAGATCATATTATTAAATTCGAAAAAATAAAAAAAGATTTTCTTAAACAAACAAATTTACAAATTCCAACATCTTTTACAGATGATTCTGAAACTCACGAACATTGTTTTAAAGATGAAGATAATGAATTCAGTCAGGCTTTCTTCCTTTATCACTCACAACACGCACAACTTAGAATTTTATGTAGGCGTTGCAATCAAAAATTAAGTTAAATAACTATTGGAACTATTGGAACTATTTTAACCAAGTTATAGATTCTTTAAGATTCATTTTATAACAATAATAAAAACAATCAAAATTACATTTACTTTTAACTTCACCCTCTTTTAAAAAGTGTATTCTTTTTCTAGGTATTATTATCTGTAATTTATTATCTCCTAAAAATGATTCTCTCATATAACTTGTATTTATTTTACTAGAAGGCATAAGCATAATAAAAGGCTTATCTAACTCTTTTAATCTTGGTATTATTCTTTTACAATCTTTAAAAGGCGGATTACTTACTAATATATCCCCTTTATTATTTTCATAAAAATCAATATTTTCGTGAATTACATTAAAACCCAATTCTTTTAAATATTCTCCACTTTTTCCATCTCCATAAAAACACTCCCAAACTGATTTATCCTTAGGAATGAACTCTTTTATATTTTCCCACGCATATTTAGGCGTCATATAATCAACATCATCAATATTAAACGTTTTAGTATGAAAACCAGCCATATATTACCCTTATATTTTAAATTATACTACATTTATTTTATCAATTGATACATTTTCATTTAATATATATCACTTAATAACATATATCAACCCCTGAATTTAATATACCCCCTGAAAATGATACTTTTTTACTAAATAGTCTCATTTCATTTTAAAGATACTTTTTGAGAATTTAATATCTTTTTTTCTCACCTTAAAAATGCCTTAAAATCGCCTTAAAGTCCGATAATTTTAAAATTATCATTACTTTATACGATTTTAGAATGAGAAAAAAGTTGAAAAAAGTCTCAAAAAGTATCTTTTTTCAAAAAATAGATATTTTTCCATAAAAAAGTATCATTTTTTTAATAATCAGGTTCAATATTAATATAATCCGTTAAGTCTAAATCCTTTTTAATCAATGGATTATTAATCCTTTTTATCTCTTTATTATATTGCTTAATTAACTCTTGAATTTCAACTAGAATATTTCTAATGTCTTTAATTTCATTTTCTAGTCTGTTAATATCAGATGTTATTCTCCTTTGACTTGGCATTATATATTATACTACTCTTTTTATTTTGTCAGAATGTATTTTAGGCAATCTTTCCTCTTCCTTATATATTTTGCATTCTTCTAATCCATTACATATTACAGGCTTTCTAACGTCAGGGTAATCTTCAGAAAATTTCTTTTTAAATATATCTATTACGTCTTGGTCTATTGAGGGACTACTTTCTAATAATCTATCATATTCCGCTCTAGTTACTTTAAGAAAATCACGGCAGGGCTTTCGTCTTTCATCTTTTAAAGCTAATTCAATTTGAATACTACGAGATAATTTACTCCATGATAAAGCACTTATGCGATGTCCTTCATATATTTCAGAATATCTTAAAAAACTTAATAAAGTTCCTAAAATTCCAGTCAATACATTTAATGAGCCTACAAAAGCACTAAAACCACTTTTATAATCTTCGGGGACATAAGAATCAGCCCCAAAATTACCAATACCGCATACAGTAGATAAAATTATTATAGGTATTTGATAAGCGTGAGATTTTTTTTTATATTTACGTTCTGAATAACGATGAAGCCACTGATAACAACCTGATTTTTCCGCCCATTCACTGAGTAAGTCCTCTATTTCATCACTCCATATATATTTATCATCGTCTAATTCACGAGGTGTTTTTAGTTCTTCCATATATTATATTAATCAAATTTTATTATAAAAATATCTTTTTTTATTTGATAATTTTTTTTCTCTTGTCTTTTTTTTCTATGAGTATTATTTTCATCATAATATTCCTTTTGATATTTTAAAATCTTGTCTCTATTTTTTTTATAATATTCTTTTGCATATTCTACGTTGTAAGTTTTTTTATCATCCATTATATATTATTTAATTATTTTTTTTTAGTTTGTTTTTTCTGTAATTTTTCCTGTTCTGCTTCTTCTAATTCAGCACTAGTTTTAAAGGGTGTAATTTGAGGTGTCATATATGGTATTTGGAATTTATAAATAACTGAACTATGAGGATCTAAAACAGCAGGGCGTCCGTTAGAGTCAAATATTTCAGTAGTTACTGAATTTATTGTAATTCTTCTTTTAATAATAAATTCCATTGAATTATCTCCTTGATTTACATAATAATCAGTTCCTGAAAATGATTTATTAACTAATGATAAAACAGGCAGGCGTCCGTTAGTTTGATTATTTCCTCCATAATATTTAACCATTGGTAATATATCACTTCTTACTTGATAAAATGGAATATTTGTTTTTCTTGGTAATTTTTCAGCATACATTAAAGTTGAAACTTGATTCTGAATAACTCTATAAGGTGAAGCTTCTTCTTTAAAATCGAAAGTATGAGCTGAAGTTTTTGTCAATACTCTAAAATTATTAGGTATATTTAATGTATTAAAATAACTTATATTAAATGGATTACTTCTCCAACTAATTATTTCATTTGAATTTATTTGAGCGTTAGTAGTAAATGGATATATTTGAGATTGATTTAAATTAACTCCACTATTTAAAAATCTATTATTTCTATATAAAACCTCTTGTAATGGTAAATCTTCCGTTAAATATGTATGGGTTTGAGTGGAACTAAATCCTAAAATATCCCATAAACTATTTTCATATGTTTTTTCAGTAATTCCGAAGAATCCGAAAAATATTCCACAATTTGAATCAAAAATTACATTTGTTTGCAATTCTTGATAATTTTCAAAAACTTCTTGCGTTGATGTTATTTGTTGAGTAGGGCTTATTTCATAAATTCCAGTATTAGCATTAGGATTTACATCTAACGGGAATTGAACGGTATTTGCTCCTGCATTTGTAATATTTGAATAAAATATTTCAGGTTGTCCTGTATCCTTATCTGTTGAAACTCCTGTTAATACTGAGGCATCAAAACCACTAAGAGCATTATTAAATTGTTTTCTTGATGTATGTAATTGAGACATTGTAAAACGAGATTCAACAGTATCAAAATTAAATAAAAAAGAATCAGCCCCTAAATAAATTTGGTCGTTTCCTGTATCATAATAATATTTATCTTTTGTTGTTGATGCAGTAGAATTTAATATAAAACTATTACTAAATACTCGCTCCTCGCTTGAATGTTGGTTTTGGTCGTCGCTAAAATAAGCCACTAATTCGGATTCATCGCCTAAACCATTCCATAACATCATACATTGATTTCCATGAGCCGAAAAATGCCTATCCCATCCTAAGCGGTTGTATGTTTGAGTTAATAATGGGAATGTAGAATCATAATAATCAAATTGAAACAAACCTGAATTATTTCCTCCGTATGTGTTTATTGTTTGACTTCCATCTGTATAAAATTCAAAATAAGGATTTCCTTGATATAATTTAACCATAAAACGAGCATCAACACGTGTATAAAATTTATTATCTCCATTGTCAGATCTCCACGGAAAAAAACAGCCATAAGCTCCGTCTTCTTGGAAGTTTTCCCATTGAGAATAATAATTTAAATATAATGGATTAGTAAATAAAATTCTATCATTAGCAGAAGTGCTATAATCTGTTCCAAATCTTTTTAATTTATAAGCATTTAAACCACTAAATGATAAAGGGTCAGAATCTGAATGTATAAAACGAGAATTTTCAGCAGTTGAACCTGTTTGTTTTGCGGGTTTTGTTTCAAACATTGCCGAATCTTTAGCTTGATATTGAAACAAATAATGAAACTGTATTAAAATATCTTTATCATATGGTATATTTGTATATAATGACCTTACTAATAAACCCTCTTCTGTTTCATCAGCACAACTAACTTGATTCAAAACAGCATAATTTCTTTGTTTAGCATCATAAGATAAATCTTTCCAAATACTCCTACCAGTCAAAAATATTGAAGGATTATAACAACCTATATATTCAAAATTTTTCTGATATTGTTGCACTTCTGAATTATCATTATAATTAACTCCTTCATTAAATCTTTTTGAGGCATTTTCATAAAATGTTCTTCTTGTAGCACAATCAAATAATTTAAATGTTTCTGTTTCTGTTGTTAGTCCTCCGTCTATATCTTGGTAATCATCATCCCAGTCAGTAGTATAATCTGATTTTTCTCTCCAGCATCTCATCGTTTTCTTTTTAGGTTCTGTATGTTTATCTAATTGTTGGCTTATTTGTTGAGCTATGGAAGAAGGAGATATAAAACCTTTATCTATTTCTATTTCTACTTCATTATGAAAAATTGAATATTCATAATTTGCCATATCACGAACAAAATTAACGCCGTTATGTTCTCTTCCTGAATTAGTGCCTGAATATTTTGAGTTTGGATTTCTTTTTAATATTGTATATCTTTTATTATCAATTGGAAAAGCATAATTAAAAACTGAATTATATGTAGATGTTTCTATCCCGTGTTGTTTTTCTTCTGTTTCTAAATTTTTATTATTACCATAAGCGGTATAATTTTCTATATATGTATTAGTATTGTATTTAAAATGTGGATATGGTAAAGTATAATTATATAATCCATCTTGATTTTTATAGAATTCTAAAAATAATGTTACTTTATTATCAAAAACATCATATTTTACTTTATCATAATTTTCAGTATCTTCATTATATTTATATATTTCTGATTCTCCGATTTTTTCATTTTTGAATTCTATAACATCGCCACCACTACCTAGAACGTTTAAACCTGCGTATTGAACCGATAATAATGCATTTTCGGGAATTGTTACGCCTCCGTCAATTCTATTAATCCATCTGTTATTATTAGCGTTTTTCTCGAAAGCGTGATCACAGGCACATTCAATAAAAATATAATCAGGTTGTTCGTTTGCCATTTTATATATTAATTATATATTATTTTTAAAAGATATAATTTTAAAAAAAGAATTTCCAAAGTGATGCAATTTTTTTGATTAAACTTTTTTCTAAAAAGTTTTTTTTAGTTGTATATTTCTTGGAATCTACCATCTTTAAGCAGTAGAGTTTTAGACATTTGAAGCCATACTAACTGATTAAGGTCGTGGTCTCCTGCTCCTGTAATATTCATATGAAGCTCAATACCTCTATTATTAATTCTCTGACCGCCTAAATTGTAAATAGTCATCCAGCGTTTCTGTCCTTCTAGTGAATCATCGGGGCTATGAAGTTCTAATATTTCGTGAGCCGTAAATTCATTACCGAGGGAGAAGTCGTATTCTCTACCAGTAATATTAAGAGGCATACCCTCAGCCGATATAGTATTTACATACTGTTCTACAGGGTTTTTAATATCAACAGGGAAAAGGAACTCATCATTAATTTTTAAGTTATAACTTACATCATCACGAGAGGCATCAGCTACTTCTGATTTATAACGATTAATTAATGAGTTGCTTCTGTCAGCAGTTAAATCAGTATGGCAGATTTTAACCATATTAACAGCCTTACCTGCACCGCCTAAATTACGAACAAGGGAAGGAGTATCATCATAATTTACATTTGTTTTAATTAATTGATTTTCAAAAAATGGAAGGGTCATAAATGAATTCTTTTCAGCAAAAGCGTTCATCGTGTCTGCCGAGTAATAGATATAATCGGCGATGAGTTTAGGGGAGTCTGTATCTAGAATAAATGTAGGAGTTGAAGCTTGATCTTTTGGAATACATAAACGATTAACATTCTTGTCTTCTAGGAACAGTTCAATAATTACAGGTTGTTCTATCATATACAGCGGAATCTGAGTAAATCGCAGACTCTTAAATAGAGTGGATAATTCAAGCACATATTCCGAATTTTCACGTAAATCTTGGTATTCATGAAGACTTACAGGGCATAAATTATCAGCACGAGAAGAAGTTCCCGAAGTGTCTAAAGTTAGAGCAAAATCACGCCCAATATTTAAAGCAGTTTCAGAGGGTCTTTCTGTTCCATCAGGAACTCCTGCATTTGTCATATTTGGAACTTTTGAGGATTTGTAAGCACTAACCATACCCGATTTAATTCCTTCTTTACGTAAAACTGTATCGTTAGGAATCATTAAATTTTCGTAAGCACTTAATACGTTGTATTGGTCGGTAGAGTCTAGAATAGCAGAACCAGCACGGAGAACACATTTTTTAACAATAGCATTAATTCCCGTAGTAATTGGGAAAAATGCTTTATGAGAATCACCGTCTAATTTCATTCTAAGGGAGATTTTAGAATTTGAATGAAGAATACCCTTTTTATCTAGAACAAAACGGATATAATCACTTCTTACTACGACAGGGTCTAAAATTGAAGTATCTACATTTTGGGATTCTTGGAAGTTTTTACAGTTAGGTTTTAAAAGGTCAGGCACTTCAGGAGCGTTGCATCTTTTAGGATCACTCACTAGAGGATTAAGAGCCTTAATTTCATTATTCATATTGGGAGGAACTGACATTATTTATTAAATAATAATATAATTTTTTTAAAGAATTTTATTTTATAAAAACTTTTTAGGAAAAAGTTTAATAAAAAGAAAAATTTAGTTGAGGACTTGGACTCCTACATCGTCAAAATTGAGAGTGTTTCTAGTATGCACGAACATATAAGCACTATTAGGGAAGTCTTCGGAGAGAGTGCTTGTAAATTGGACTGTAAAATTACCGCCAACCATATTAACGCCTTGGTCTGAATAATAGTCCATTCTTAAGCCAACACCATATATAAAATCACCTTTAACTTTATCGTGTTCGTCAGCGAATGACTGCTCTAAATTGGTGTTAATTGGAGAAACTCCACTATTACCAAGAGAGGCAAAATTACGAATAGCACTAATAAAGTTTCTTGTAATTTGACTATTAAATAGGGTTTGGTCTTCTGCTTCATCGTCTTCTATTGGATATTGAAGCTGAATTTTTACACCATTTTGCAAAAATTGGAGGTCTTTAATTACTGCGGGGTCAGTAGCACTATTCATAATTGGTAAATTACGAGTTCCTGATTTAGTATAATTATTGGTATTTTCAGAAGGACGGAATACAACCCAAGCACCGAGAGTTTGAGAAGTTCCAAGGTTAAAATTAAGAGTAGCAAAAGCACTATTAATTACCGAATAATAACTCTGAATAGAATTATAAACAAGAGTTCGGGGGACATTCTGAATTCCTGTCATCATACGCCCTGACAGATGAACGTCAGAAAGTTCATAATATGGAGCAGTTCCTGAATCAGCACGGAAAGCCTGAGATGGAGGGCATAAGTTAAGAGAAACAACTAAACCGTGAATAAGTGGAATCGGATTCTGTCCTAAAAATAAACCACAAGGCAACTGAATACTAAAAAACATAGTAGATTGAGCCTGACCTGTTCCATTAACTACAATATCCGAACCCTGACCCTGAGACATTACAGAACCACGCTGAACGTTGTCAGAAGTTAAAATCTGTTGTTCTGAACTAGTAACGGATAAATAAGAGCTTAAAAATGAATTGTAAAATTTAATTTCTTCTACAATCTGAGAATTAGATAGAAGACTAACAGAGAGTCTATCAAATAGAGAATAAACTCCTAAACGTTCATCTAAATTAGCAGTATTAGCACTAATAACTCCACCATTTGAAGCCTTACAGGTTAATTTTCCATTAAGTCTAATACTTGAACCCTGAACGGTTGCATTAGGGTTTTGGGCGAAAGTAAAATTAATGAGAGGGACGCCTTCAAATTTAATAACATTATTGCTTGGTTGGTTGCTAGGTAGTAAATTAAAATATTGAGACATTATTTATTAAATAATAATATATTATTTTTAAAGAATTTTATTTTATAAACAAACTTTTTAAGAAAAAGTTTAGACAAAAATAAAAGTTTAAAAGATTTTTTTGATAAAACTTTTTTCTAAAAAGTTTAGAAAATCACATTAACGCCTGAGGTTGTAATTTCAAAACGTCTTACATGAACCACCCACGCATTAATTAATTTGGCTTTGGAAGCCGAAGAGCCATAATTTACGTTTAGTTGGAAGTCTTTGCCTCTCGTGTCATAAATTTGCCCTTCTAATGCTAAAGCACGAGGAATTACACAATTAGTTTTAATATGTTCGAAAGAGTTGCTAGGAACTCCTCCCATAATTAAAGCCTTTTCTAATTCTATTAGATATTGACCGTTAAATATTTTATTAGCTTGGTCTGCTGTCTTATCAGTTTCTACGGGGCGGTCAGGTTGGAGTTTTGAATCATATATCCACTGATAATTTTCTAGATGATCCCAATTTCCACTAATTCCATTTCTTAGTCCAAATTGTTTAATATTAGTATCAATATCTGCCGATTGGTCTGTTACAGGAACAGCAAAAATAGCCTTAGCCATACTATTATTAAGATTAAAATGAACTGTTGCATTTTTATCTGATGATTGGATAGAATGACGATAATTCTGCGCACATAAGCAGTTATAGGCTACTTTTCCATTTTCTTTAAGAGCCTTCATCATTGCGTTCTGATATGCTGGAGTAGTTTCAATTTCTTCTACAATCATTTCAACATTAGAAACAGTATAAGAAGGTTTTTGAGTGCTGTCATCATAAGAAGTAGATTTAATATCAACACCACTATTAATATTTCCATCAGCATTAGCATAACTAGCAACAGTTAATTTAATGAATTTTTCACCTAAGACTTCTTCAACACCTATAGCCGATATAGTAGTTTTTCCAGTTAGTCCCGTAATTTGAATACGTTCTCCTACACAGAAAGGAGTTCTTCCAGCATCTAACATTTGATTATTAGCCCACGATAGAAAAACAGCAGTAGCAGGAGAGGATGCCGTAGGGAAGCCTGAGTATTTAGCACCAGTATTTACGTGAGACAATTTAGGAACATACGAAGTAGTAATAGCATTTCTAAAAAGTTTAAAAACTCTACGGTCAGGCGACAGGATAAATTCCCACCGCATACCACCAAGAAGGGCATTAGGAATAATAGTTTTAGAACTCATAAGCCCTGTTTTAAGTTTAAGGCACATACGAACTTTATTATATGTTGCCGTTCCAGTAGATGATTTTCTAAAATATGGGTTAAATTGAGTATTAGTAAAACGGTTTTCATCGTTTCCCGTCCAGCTTCTTTGGTCGGGGTTGTAAGCTACTACACCCTCAGTTAAACCATCTTTATTAATACGTGTATCAGTTTCTGAATATAGAGTATGGACGTTCGCCCAAGTGTAATAATTAGGATATTCTTCTAGAAGAATA